GACCCGCTGGCACATGACCTCCGTCTTGAACCCGGTCAGCTCGTCGCCGCCGGCGGCGGCCGCGCGCCGGCCCGCGCCCAGCAGCGTCCGGGCCGACGTCCGGTTCGGCAGCCCGAGCGACGGGTTGGCGTAGGCCAGCGCGTCGAGGTCCGTCGGCGAGCTGCCCATCGGCGCCGACCACTCGAACAGCCCGACGTCGTCGTCGGGGACCGGCTGCTCGATGGCCGCGACCGCCGGCGTCCGCAGCGAGTCCAGGACCACCGCGGCGTCGTCGCCCTGATTCGTGATCGCCCAGCACTGCGCCGTGCTCACCGCGTTCATGGCGTTGGTCGCCGCGTTCCACGCGTCGAACGAGTCGTGCTCGCGCAGCTCGTCGAGCACCAGCCGGTGCACCGTGAGCGACCGGCCCCCGCGCCGGTTGCTGGCCGCGATGACGTAGGCGCGCCGGCGCTCCCCGGGCGGCGCGACGGTGAAGCTCTCCTGGCCGTTGGCCTTGCGGACCCCGCCGCGCGGGACGTCGGCGGCCAGGTCCTCGACGGCCAGCGCCCGGTCGATCGTGTCCAGCCACGCGGCCTTGGCGTAGTCCCGGTTGGTGCTCGTGCCCAGCACCAGCGGCCGCCCCTCGACGTACAGCCAGTAGAGGGTCAGGACCTGGCACAGCGTCGTCTTGCCCTGCTGCCTGGCCACCAGGACCAGCACGTACCGGAACCGCGGCGACCCGTCGGCGAGCAGCTCGCCGGCGTGGATCACGAGCCACTGCTGCCACGGGTCGAGCACCAGCCCGAGCACGTCGGCCGCGAACCGGATCACCGCGTAGCCGTAGCTCGTCGCCGGCGACAGCTCGACCAGCGGCGGCGTGAACAGCCGCGGGACCGTGCGGCCGAGGATCGAGGTTGGCGAACCGCTCGAACCGGTTCCGGTTTCGTCAACCGGAACCGACGTCACCCCGCGCGCTCGGCGTGCTCGCGCCGGAGCTTCTGCAGCGGCGTCTCCGCCGCCGGCGCCGGCGCGGCCGGGCGGCCCCCGGCCGACGTCGCCGCGGCCCGGGCCCGGGGCGTCAGCCCGAGCGCGTCGAGCGCGGCGAGCAGCTGGGGGCCCAGCTTCCCGACGTCGCCGGCGCCGGCGCCGCGGCCGCAGTGCTCGCACACCTCGACGCCGTCGAGCGCCTGGGCGTAGGCGATCGCCAGCGTCACGCCGGCGACGTCGCGCCCCACCTGCCGCGCCCCGCCCAGCCCGCGGCGCACCGCCGACCGCACCGCCCGTTCCATCGCCCCGCCCGCCACGCGCCCATCCTCCCGCCGACCTGCTGTGATGCATGATCGTCCGGCGCTACCCTCGCCCGGTGAAGCTCCGCTGGCCGTCGCGCCGCCCCCGGCCGGCGGCGCCGGCATCCCGAGCGGTCACCGCCGGCGTGTCGATCGCGGACCCGGTGCTGGCACAGATGCTCGGCTGGACGACGCCGAACACCGCCGGGCAGACCGTCACCGAGGCGACCGCGCTCAACCTCTCGGCCGTGTTCCGGGCGGTCGACCTGATCGGAACCGCGGTGGGCGGGCTGCCGCTGCAGACCCTCGACAGCGGCGAGGACGGGACCATGGTCCCCGTCGGCAGCTTCCTCGACCGGCCCGCCGGCCCCGACCGCGCTACCGCGTTCGAGTGGCAGGAGCTGATCGCCTGGCATCTGGCGCTGCAGGGCAACGCCTTCCTGCAGCACATCTACAACCGCGGCGGCGCCATCTGCGGGCTTAACCCCATCCACCCGCTGTGCGTCGGGGTCGAGGAGGACCTCGACCTGGTCGGCGGCAAGCGCTTCACGGTCGACCTGGGCCCGGGCGTCGAGCACCGGCTGTTCGACGCCACGACCATGACCCACATCTGCGGGCCGTCGCTGGACGGGCTGCGCGGCATGTCCCGGATCACCCTCGCCCGGAACTCGCTCGGCACCGCGCTCGCCGGCGACCGGGCGGCCGGGCGGATGTTCAGCAACGGCGCGCTGATCTCCGGCATCGTCACCGCCGACGAGGACCTCGACGAGGACGACAGCCGAGAGGCAAAGGAATCGCTCCGCTCCCGAATGCAGGGTGAGGAGAATGCGGGCGATATCGCGTTCATCAACCGCAAGCTGAAGTTCACCCCGTGGCAGCTCTCGTCCGCGGATGCGCAATTCCTAGAATCCCGTACATTCCAGATCGACGAAATCGGCCGATGGTTCGGTGTTCCGCCGCACCTCATCGGATTGACCGAGAAAGCGACCAGCTGGGGACAGGGAATCGCGGAGCAGAATCGCGGACTCGCCCGGTACACCCTGCGCGGCTACACCGAGCGCATCGCCCAGCGACTCGACCGGCTCGTCCCGTCCAACCGCACGGTCGCGTTCGACTACACCGCGTTCACCGCGGCGAGCGCCGAGGACGAGGCAGCGCTGCTGATCACCCAGGTACAGGCCGGGATCATCACCCCGAACGAGGCGCGCCGGAAGCTGAACATGCCCGCGCTCCCCGGAGGTGACCTGCTGCGGATCCCCGCCGGCGCGGCCGCCCCGGTGCCCGCCCCGGCGCCGGCGCCCGCCGGCGGCGACCCCGCTCCGGCCCCGGAGGTCCTCCCCGATGCTGCGTAGGTTCGACGCCGTCCTCACCCGGGCCGCCATGCGCGGCCGGACCCTGCTCGGCCACGCTGCCGTGTTCGATCAGGTGGCCAGCGTCCCGGAGGGGCTGGAGGGGCTGCGCCGGACGGCGTTCGACGCCGTGCTGGCCGACCCCGTCACCGACGTCCGGGCGCTGTGGAACCACGACCCCAACCGGCTGCTCGGCCGCCAGGGCGCCGGCACCCTGCTCGTCGCCCCCGACGACGACGGCCTGTCGTTCGAGGTCGAGCTACCCGAGACGAGCTATGCCGAGGACCTCCGGACGCTCGTCGAGCGCGGCGACCTCGACGGGGCGAGCTTCGCGTTCGTCCCGGGCGAGAGCGCGCTGCAGCGCGGCGACGCCGGCACCGTGCGCTGGCACACCAGCGTGCGCGCGCTGCTCGACGTCTCCCCGGTGACCTACCCGGCGTACGCCGGCGCGTCCACCCAGCTCCGGGCCCAGCTGGGCCCGGTCACCGCGCGGCACTCGCTCCGCGGCCAGACGGCGCTACTGCGCCACCGAGCACGGACAGGAGTGCGCCCGTGACCGTCGAGGAGATCCTCGCCGCTCTGCAGGCCATCATCGACGAGGCGGCCGCAGAGCAGCCTCCGGACGCCACCGGCGACCCGGTGCTGAACGACGACCAGGCGGCCCGCTACGTCGCGCTGGAGGTCCAGCTGGCCGCGCGCCAGCGGTCCGACGCCATCGTGACCCGCAACGCCAACCTGCAGGGCGTCGACCAGCGCCAGCGGGTCCCCGCCGGCCAGACCGCGGCCGCGCGCCAGGCCGACACCCTCGACCGCGCGTTCCTGGCCTACATGCGCACCGGCCAGCCCAACCAGGACATCGTGCAGCTCCGCGCCCAGGGCGAGGGCGCCGGCACGGAAGGCGGGTTCCTGGTCCCCGACGGGTTCCGGGACCGGCTCGTCGAGCGCATGAAGGCCTTCGGCGGGATCGCCCAGGTCACCGACGAGTTCAACACCTCGACCGGCAACCCGGTCCCGTGGCCGACGCTGGACGACACGGCGAACACCGGCGAGATCGTCGCCGAGGGCGGCACGTTCTCCAGCGGCGCGGACCTGGTGCTGGGCTCCGCGGAGCTGTCCGCCTACCGCTACATGGCGGGCGGGGGCAGCTCGCTCCCGCTGCGGGTGTCGGTCGAGCTGGCCCAGGACAGCGCCTTCGACATCGAGTCGCTCGTCACGCGGATCCTGGGGACCCGCATCGGCCGGATCCAGGCCGTGCACCTGGTGCGCGGGACCGGGGTCAAGGAGCCGCTGGGGATCATCACCGGCCGCACCCAGGCCAACAGCGGGTCCATCGAGATCGCCAACGACGCGAACGGCATCACCTACGCCGACCTGATCACGTTCGAGCACAGCGTCGACCCCGCCTACCGCGAGAGCGGCCGGTGCCGCTGGGCGTTCAACGACCAGTCGTTGGCGCGGATCAAGAAGATCGTCGACTCGCACGGTGACCCGCTGTGGCGCCCGAACACCGCCGACATGTCCACCGGCACCGGCGGCGGCACCCTCAACGGCTACCCGGTCACCATCGACCAGGCGTTCCCCGACTTCAGCGCGGCCGACAACACGGTGAACTGGGGCGTGTTCGGCGACCTGCAGGAGGGCTACGTCGTCCGCCGGGTCAAGGAAGTCGTGCTGGTCGTCAACCCCTGGACCCGCGCGAGCAACGGCCAGATCGAGTACACCGCGTGGGCCCGGATGGACGCCACGCAGCAGGACACCAACGCCTACGTCGCGCTCACCGGAGAGGCCTGACCCATGCCCGTTCGCGACCAGCTCGCCGGCGCGATCACCGTCGTCGACCTCATCCGGCACACCCGCTCGACCAGCACCACGCCGGTCGTGTCCACCGTCGGCGGGTTCGACCTGCGCACCTACCGCCACGCGGCCCGGTTCCTGCTGATCCTCTCCGCGTTCGAGACGAACGTGGCGAACACCGGCGGCACCTGGGCCGTCGAGGACTCGGCGACGTCGGGCGGCACCTACGCCGCGGTCACCGGCGGCGGCGGCGACTCCCTCGCCGTCGCGGCCGACCTCACCACC